GCTAAGGATTACCAGGCCACGAAACTGCTCAGTAAAGCTGATTTTCTTGAAGGACTTCCAAGTCCAAAAGAAGCTGCATTGAGTAAATTTCATGAGTCTGAAGATGCTTGCCGGGCGACAAATCGTCGTTTGGTCTCCATAATAAGGGGCGAAAGCCCTACTGGAATTCACTCGATACTTCATCGAGCAATCCAGTTGGTAGCATCTGTTCTTGGTGAGCTTCCACATGGCTCGATACTTGAGTCTAGTGGATGGGGTCCGGGGGTGTCGTCATCCTGTAAAGGTGATAGGACCACTGGTTATGACAAATTTACCTCAGTCCCTGAGGTAACTCCAGAGCTTTTACCTGTTGCACACCACGTAGTAAATGCGTGGCGCCCGTGGCCTTCGATTTTCTTGGAGGCTATAGATGACGAAACCGGGCTTACTTCGCCGTGTTCTCTGATTCCGAATGTCTTACCGACCACACGGGGCAACAGAGTCGCTTTCGTACCTAAGAACTCAAAAACCGATCGCGCGATAGCCATTGAACCAACAGTAAACGCGTTCCTGCAAAAAGGGATCGGGTCAGTAATCCGCAAGAAGTTGCGAAAAGCTGGCGTCGACCTCTCCGACCAGGGTTATAACCGTTTATTGGCCCGTAAGGGCTCAGTGGATGGATCGCTTTGCACAATCGACTTAGAAAGTGCGAGTGATACCATTTCGATCGAGTTAGTTCGTCTTCTACTTCCTCCTGCGTGGTTCCAGTTAATGGATATCACGCGTAGCAAGTTCGGGACCCATGACGGTGAGAATTTCTTCTTCTGGGAGAAGTTTTCGTCGATGGGTAACGGATTCACTTTCGAGTTGGAAACCCTGATATTTTGGGCTCTAGCTCGTAGTGTATCGGAAGAGGTAAGTTCTACCGCTCCCCTGAACGTCTACGGCGATGATATAATCTGTGATTCTGCGATCTTTGATCGCGTGGCGGAGATTTTTGCCTATGTAGGCTTTAAGGTGAATGGTAAGAAATCTTTCCACACTGGCCCTTTTAGAGAGTCCTGTGGTGAAGATTTCTTTCGTGGTCTTAACGTACGCCCATACTTCCTTAAGGAAGTACCAGTTGACGATATGGGCTGGCTAGCAGTAGCCAACTCGTTACGTCAACACTCCACTCGTCAGTCGGAAGGTACTGTATGTGATATACAGTATCGTGATGCCTGGCGATTTGCTGTTAGTCAGATCTCGAAGGCACGTCGCCTTTTTGGTCCGCTTAACGCTAATGGAGTGATCTGGATTCCACCCTCCGAGAAGAGATTCTCGACGTGGAATGGTAACTCTCACACAGTGTGGTGCAACGACGTTGTGTCACATCGTAGTGCGGGG